TATAGGTGAGTCGGAGTTCATATTCAGCGACAAGAAGGAGGGCAGGCCGATGGTAGACTGTCCAGCTTGTTACAAGGATGACATTCACACGCCGTTGATGGGCGACATGGTAGGTAATCGGAAATGATAAGGCAGAGTAATCAGCTTCAGCAGAAGCGTAACGAGGTCAGCCGCCTTCTCAGGACCAGTAATCGCAACCGAAATGCGTTCCGATGGAGTCCTAACGAGACTGATGCCCATATCGACATGAAGTTTCACATTTGTAAACAGTTAAAGGCGTGGGGTCACGAGTTTTACACGGAGGCTATCTTCGATGACACAGGATTGAGGGCAGATGTGATAGATGCGGACGAGGGAATCATCTATGAGGTGGTAAATACGGAAAGTAAAGAGTCTATTTTGCGAAAAAGCCACCATTATCCGCTTGAGATACGGGTTGTGAACGCAAATCAGAAGTTTACGGAGGGATTATTATTGTAAACAACAATTTTGAGAAGGATTTGGCGGACGGGCATGAAGGAGAGCGTGTAGTTCGGCATTTTGTGGAGAAAATATGGCATAAACAGTTCATTCGGTCCAATGATGACAGTGCATATGACCTTTTATTCCAGAATGAGTATGAGGAACCGATGACAGTGGAGGTAAAGACGGATTTATGGGAGCAGGAGTTGGACAATGGGGGTTCAGGCAACATGGCGATAGAGTACAAGTGCCGTGGTAAGAAGAGTGGAATCCGAAAGACGAAAGCCAAATTCTTTGCGTATTACATACCGAATATAAAGGAAGGACACCTGTGGATAATCAAAGTAAAGAAGCTGAAGGAGTTGTTGAAGGAACACAATTTCAAGGCGGTTGACGGTGGCGAGACGCATTACGATAGTGACGACAAGGTAACACGATGTTATTTGATACCCCGATTTGAGTATAAGGAGCATTTCAACGTCTATACGTTTGATGGCGAGGGCGGCTGGTTCTTGGCATGAGTAGGATTACAGATTTTATTGATGAATGGCCTGAAGAATGGCAACCTAATGATTGGAGAAACGAATGGGAGGACATGCCTGAATTTATACAGGAAAAGAAAGAACCATATAGTAAGATAATAATAAGATTCAAAACCAAGGGAGACTTAGAAGAATTTGCTGAATTGATAAATCAGAAACTTACAGATAAAACAACGAGTATTTGGCATCCGCAATTAGAAAGAGGGCAGGACTCATTTAGGGAGTATGTTGATGAATCCTAAATACCCTATCTATATAATTTCAAAAGGACGGTGGAAGGCACGTTTAACAAGCAAGGCCCTCGAAAGAATGAAGGTACCCTATCATATTGTAGTTGAACCACAAGAATATGAGGATTATGCGTCAGCTATTGATTCAGACAAGATATATGAGCTGCCTTTCAGCAATTTAGGGCAGGGTTCGATACCAGCGAGGAATTGGGTATGGGAACATTCTATTTCAGGTGCTGAAAGACATTGGATATTGGATGACAATATCGAGGCATTCAATAGGCTCAACCGTAATATGAAACCCGTCGTTAAAACAGGTGCAATATTCAAGGCTGCCGAAGAATTTACAGACAGATATGAGAATGTAGCCATTTCAGGTTTTAACTATCATTCTTTTTGTAAAGCTACCGACAAATTGCCCCCATACTACCTCAATACCAGAGTTTATTCCTGTATATTGATAAAAAATGATATTGATTATAGGTGGCGAGGTATGTATAATGAGGATACGGATTTGAGTTTGAGAGTTCTAAAGGACGGTTATTGTACTATATTGTTTAACGCTTTCCTTGCAGGGAAAGTAACAACGATGAGAATGAAAGGCGGCAACACAGACCAACTGTATGCAGATGATGGTCGTAAGAAAATGGCAGAGGCATTAGTTAAACTACATCCTGACGTTGCACGATTAACAAAGAAATTCGGAAGATGGCACCATCAAGTAAATTACCAGCCATTTAAGAAAAACAAATTGAAAAGAAAGAAAGGTTTGGAGATAAAAAAAGGCATAGATAATTATGGGATGGTACTTGCATGATACGGATAATAAAGGATGGCGAAGTCTTAAAAGAGACGGAGGATGTGCAGACCTTGGTACAGTATATGGATTACCACAATACCGTCCCGAAATACATCGAGATACGTTCCAATGATGAAAAAATCGAAGAAAGGCATCGACGACAAATTGCTGAACTTAGCGATTAGCGGAGCGTTGGAGACGTTAAAGAGTACACCTCTCACGTTAGAGGATTTCATCAATGATGTACTGGAGCATTACATGGAACTGGAGCCTGGGGAGTTCGTTCCGTTGGGACAGATGCACGCAGAATGGGCGGATGTTTTCGACAGTGGTACTCATGCTTCTATAATTTGTGCCAGAGGTCACTTGAAAACAAGCTGGAGTCTGTCGGCACTGGCCTTTCACATGGCAATGCAACCCAATTACAGGGCGTTGTACATATCTGCGACCTTGGAACAGGCGTGGGACAAGTTAGAGCAGTTCGAGGAGATTTGCAGACGTTCATGGAGGCTTGATTCTTTTATGAAATCCCAGCGAGAGGATGACAAGGTAACTTGGAGAAAGGGAGCCAAGTACTTCAACAACGGAAGCAGAGTTCATGCGGCCAGTATTGGTAAAGCCCTTGAGGGTCCGCACGTTCACATGATAATCTTGGATGATATTTTACAGGAGTTTCCCAATATGTCGGACGAGAAGGTAATCCATTACATAAAAAGGGTTGTAATGCCGATGCGACTTCCACATGCCAAGCTGCTTCTGGTAGGAACTCAGAAGAGGGTTGGTGATGTAACGGACTGGGTAACGTCCAACAAGGAATGGAAGTCAGTAAGGCATCCTGCATTGCTGGATAATGGAACCCCGAGGTGGCCTGAGTACTGGGACCAAGACAGGCTGGACAAGGAGAGGGAGACGATGGGAAGTAGAGCTTTCGAGTCTGAGTATATGTTGAATCCACTGGACCCTGAGAGTGCGGTGATTCCGTATGCAGTATTGAAGCCCTGTCTATCTGAGAGTTTACAGATGGGCTTACCGCCAGAGGGTAGTGATTGGTTTGTTACAATGGGCGTGGATTTGGCCGTAGGTATGGATTCCCAGAACGATGAGACTGCCTATGTGATAATGGCTTACAATCGGGTCACTCAGGAGAGGAAGGTACTGTATTGCTGGTCTGGTAAAGTAAGGGCGCAGGGTGCAGGATGGCTGGAGGCACAGGTAGTAAGCATGAAGGCACTGGCTGACAAGTACAAGCCCAACAAGATAATGGTAGAGTCGAATGGATACCAGAGACTTGTGGTTCATACGGCCAAGGAACTGGACGGGATGCCAGTCGAGGGACACAACACGGGCAGGGAGAAGCACAGTCACAACGTTGGTATTCCAAGGATTGCACTGGCGATGGAGCAGGGCAAATATTTCATACCTTGGAACAAGGAGGCGAGGGACAATTCCAAGCCTGGGATGAGAAAACTGGTGGACGGCCTGAGTCGTTTGATTTATGGTAAGCATGGAAAGCTGGAAGGACATACTCCTGATGCGGTGATGGCGTTATGGATGTGTGAGTTATGTGTGCATATTCTGGAGAAGAAGAGGCTGGTCTTTACGAGGTGGGATTATATATGAGCAAGTTAATATGTCCCATGCCGAAAGACATATAAACTAATAGAGTTCATACGGCTCCCAGATGGCGGGGCTCAATTTCATAGGCTACACTTTTTCAGACTATGGTTACACCATATTTGCAAACTCACCCCGCCGTCCCGAGGTTCTATGACGGGCGAGGGCAGGACACGCATGGAACTCTGGGGAATTACAGTCGAGACGAAACGAAATCTAAAGACATTGGCGAAGGTCAAAGAGACGCAGGTGACGAAGATGCTGGAGCCAGTCATAGAAGATTATATACATCGGCACCGTCATGTTCTCGAGATGAGGAGACGTTAATGGGATTCTTTGACCGATTCAGGAGCAAGCCAGTCAGGAAGGCATCGTCCTTGGAGGAGATAATCTCAAGGGATTCTGCACAGGTATTGAAGGAGGCGAGGACTCCAGTATATTCTGGAGTTTCCACGGATTCGGCTTACAGACAGGCAATCCTTCCACCCGTTGACCAATTCTATTTAGAGCAATTAGCAGACAGGTATTCACATCTCAGGACAGTTATTACAAGGATAGCATCACAGGCTGTTGCTAAGGGCTGGGAGTACGAGGCCATTGGAGAGGGCGACCCCGAGCAGAGGAAGATGGTGGAAACTCTTTTGAGAAACCCATCCAATAATTCGGCGGACATAAACGGTTCTGAATTTTTCAAGGCGATGATACGACAGCTTGAGGTTTTCGATGATTGTTGGGTAAGTGTGGTTTACGACAGGGTAGCCAGTGAGGATGGNAGTGTATCTGGCAAGGTAATCAAGGAGCTTTGGGTAGAGGANGCNAAGCACATGCGATTCAATGTGGATGCGTTTGGCAAGTTCATAGAGAATGAAACGAAGTTCGACCCTGTAAGCAGAGAGTTTATGGGCGGTACTGTGAACCCCGAGACGGGTGTACAGTTAGAGGATATGGCCTACTTCTATGAGAGTGAGGATGGTCAGATACCGTTTGCTCGGGACGAGGTTATTCATTTCAACAAATACAGTGCGAATGCCAGATTATATGGGCAATCGCCGATTACAGGTCTTGCCAAGAAAATAGAAACGGCTTTGGCTATTGAGAACTTCCAGAACAAGATTTACAGATTGGAAAGGCCACCCAAGGGATTCTTGGATGTTCCAGGCCATGATGAGGAAAGTCTGAATAGATTGGGAGAGTACATAGCCGAGGAGACCAGAAGAAATCCGAATTTCATTCCAATTCTAAGTAGCAGGGATGCAACTTCGACGGCCAAGTTCGTGCCCGTAATGCCGAATATGGACGAGTTGATGATGCTCCCTTACATGGACCGAATCAACAACGACATCAATGGTTCCTATGGAGTCATGCCTTTGGTAGTTGGTCAGTTGGCAGGGGTTGGTGGATTGAACTCAGAGGGCGAACAGATAACCATTTTCGATAGAACTATTAGAGAAACGCAACAATGTGTGGAGATGGGCTTTCTGAGGCCATTATTGAAGTTGATGGAAGTAGATACTTGGAAGATTAGATTTAACGATATTAATGAAAAGGACGAGACGAAATATTTGAACAATATGAACTTGAAGGCCCAGATAATGACCCAGATGCAGAACGTCGGAGTGGAGATGGATTTGGATGATGAAGGAAA